TCCATTATTAGTTAATTCTAATTCTTTAAAAGGGGCTCTTCGGAGTCCCTTTTTTTATACCTAACATTTGAATCCTTATAAATAGATATATGGATGACAAATTAAAAGACAAACCAGAAGATGGAAGATGGAATTGGTGGGGTTTAGCCGAAGAAGAGGAAGAAGATGGCACTGACGACGAATAAAAACTTTTTAAGTCCTGTTGGATTTACATTTAAACTAGATGCAACAAATTTTGCTAATACAGAATATTTCTGTACTCAAGTTACTATGCCAGGAATTTCTTTAGCAGAAGCTGTAGTACCTTATAGAGGATTAAATCTTTCTATGACTGGTGATCGATTATCTTTTGAAGATCTAGCAATTAGGTTTAACGTTACTGAAAATATGGAAAACTATATTGAAATCTTTAATTGGTTACATGATATTGTTACTACTGGTGGTACAGAAAATCAATTTAAATTTGATGCTACACTTATGATAATGTCTTCTCATAACAACTTAAATAAATCGATTAGATTTAAAGATGTATTCCCAACAAGTTTAACTGCAGTAGAATTTAATTCGCAATCTTCTGAGGTTGAATACTTACAAGCTGACGTAACATTCAAATATACTTCATTCGAATTTGAATAAACTCCTTTACTTTTGGCGCATTCTGTGTTATAATATATAACTATATGCCCGGAGAAAATATATTATGAATTTAGAATCAATATTAGAAATGTGGAAAAAAGATGCAGAAATTGACGAAGTTCAATTGGATGAAGCGTCTAGAGATTCTGCAAAATTACATTCAAAGTACTTAGATCTATATTCTGTTGCTAGAATAAAGCAAAAAGATCTAGAGCTTAAATTTAAAATTATACTAAGAGATAAGTTTAAACATTATAATGGTAAGCTAACCCAAATAGAAATGGACCAAAAAGGATGGGAATACGATCCATTAGGTGGATTAACTGTATTAAAAGGTGACTTAGATAAATGGTATGATGCTGATGAAGTTATACAAGAACATCAGATGAAAATGGCTTACAATGGAGAGATCGTTAATACTCTTAAAGAAATATTAGATAATATTAAATGGCGCCATCAAAATATTAAAAATATGATTGAATGGAGAAAATTCACGAGTGGAATATAAAATCCATCAATAGGTTAAAAGAAATTATAGAATGGAAACTATAACATATACCAAACTTAACGAAACTTTTATTAGAATAGAATGCGAAGCTAGCACAGGACAAGAGCTATCTGAACATTTTTGTTTTTATGTGCCAGGTTATAAATTTATGCCTGCATATCGTAATAGAATGTGGGATGGAAAGATCAGATTATTCAATATGAGGGATAAAACCTTATATTGTGGTCTTGTCAGTTATCTAAATCAATTCTGCGAAGAAAGAGGGTATATGCTAAAAGAGCACTATATCAATGGTTTAAGTGACTCACATATTACAGAAAAGATTGATTTAGAGGGCTTTATTGCAGAATTGGGCCCTAGCGTGAACGGAGTAGGTATAATACCCAGGGACTATCAAATCGATGCACTCTCGCGCACCATAAAAGATGGAAAGAGATTGCTTTTGAGTCCTACAGCTTCTGGTAAAAGTTTAATAATATATATGGCCATCAGATATTTCCTAAAATATTTTGAAGGTAAGATACTTATTATAGTTCCAACAACATCTTTAGTAGAGCAAATGTATAGTGATTTTGATGACTATTCTAAGTTGGATGATTTATGGAATGCTAATGAAGAATGCCATAGGATATACTCGGGTAAAGAAAGATTTAATATTCCACAAAGAGTTGTTATAAGTACATGGCAATCTATTCACAAATTTCCAGCTGATTGGTTTGAAGAATATGGTATGGTTGTAGGAGACGAAGCTCACCAGTTTAAAGCTAAATCATTGACATCTATTATGGAAAAATGTGTTAATGCAGCATTTAAAATTGGTACAACTGGTACATTAGATGGTACACAAACACATCAGTTAGTATTAGAAGGATTATTTGGATCAGTATATAAGGTTACTACATCAAAAGAATTAATGGATAAAGGTTCATTAGCTCAAATGGATATATCTATATTGCTTTTAAAATATCAAGAAGAATATTGTAAAGCTGTTTCGAAAATGAAGTATCAAGAAGAAATAGATTTTATAGTTAAATATGGACCAAGAAATACATTTATAAGTAATTTAGCTTTAGATCAAAAAGGGAATACATTAGTACTTTTTAATTATGTAGAAAAGCATGGAAAACCATTACATGATCTATTAAGTACAAAGATAGAAAAAGGTAGGAAATTATTTTATGTTTCAGGAGAAACAAAAGTTGACGATAGAGAAAACATTAGAGCTATTACTGAAAGACAGGACGACGCTATTATCGTTGCTTCTTTGGGTACTTTTTCAACTGGTATTAATATTAAACGCTTACATAACATAATTTTCGCTAGTCCATCTAAATCTCAGATACGTGTATTACAATCAATAGGAAGAGGCTTACGTATCAGTGGAGATGATATAAATACTAAGGTATACGACATTGCAGATGATTTGCATTGGAAAAGTACCAAAAATTACACTTTAAATCATGCAGGAGAAAGAATTAAAATATACTCAAAAGAACGATTTAAGTTCAATGTATATGATATAAATATATAATATGACAAGTTTAAATATAAGACAATTTAAATTACTTAACGGTGAAGAGATTATCGCTCTTGTGAGCGAGAAGACTGAATCTGGAGCTTACATAATAGAAAGACCATTTAAAATTAATCATGGTATGATCGGCGGGTTTTACTTCGTTCCATGGTTTCCATTCTCTTCTCAAAAATTATATAAACTACATCAAGGCAAGATCATTTATCATGTAGAAATAGATGAAGATATTAAAGAAGAATATATTAAGTTGGCCAAGGAAGGAATGAGACCTCGTCCTACTACCAAACTTAGATCAGCCGAACAAATAATGGATGAACTTGCTGAAGAAATGGATGCTGAATTATCATCTGAAGAATATAATGAATCAGAAACTATACATTAATTAGTATACCTCTAACCTCCCCGGTTGACTATATTATTATATCACAGTTTTGACGAAAAGTAAAGGACTTTTTCATTTATTTTTAAATTAAAATAACTGTTTACATTTGACTGAAAATATGTTATAATAGAACATTATGGAGAAAAAACATGACAACACCAAAAGTTGAAAAAACTAAAAAACCACATTACATCAATAACAAAGATTTCTCTTTGGCTGTGGTTGAATATGTCACAAAATGCAACGAAGCTAAAAGTAAAGAAAAAGCAGTTCCTAAAGTTACTGATTATATAGCCACCTGCTTTCTTAAGATATCCGAAGGTTTGAGCCGTAGGCCAAATTTTGTAAGGTATACTTATAGGGAAGAAATGGTTATGGACGCAGTAGAAAACTGTCTAAGAGCAATCAATAATTATAAGATTGAAACTGCTACAAGAACTGGTAAACCAAACGCCTTTTCCTATTTTACGCAAATATGTTATTTTGCATTTATTCGAAGAATAGCAAAAGAAAAAAGACAACAAGATATTAAGTTTAAATTTATCGAAAAAATGGGCATAGAAGATTTTGTTCAAATGGGTATGGACTCAGAAGGAGCAGAACAAACTATGCAATATGTAGATACTTTAAGACAAAGAATCAGTAGAGTAAAAGATACTGATAAAGCTATTAAGGAATACGCAAAAGAAGAAAAAGCTAAGTTGAAAAAACTTGAGTTATTCATGGTATGAAGATAGCCATTTTGAATGATACCCATTGTGGTACAAGAAATTCTAGTGATATCTTTTTAGAGTATCAAGGGAAATTTTATAATGAAATATTTTTTCCTTATTTAAAAGAACATAATATAAATCAAATACTTCACTTAGGAGATTATTATGAGCATCGAAAATTTGTCAACTTTAAAGCTCTTAATTCTAATAGGAAGCATTTCCTTGAGCCTATGCGTGATTCTGGTATTACCATGGATATTATACCCGGAAATCATGATGTCTATTTTAAAAACACCAATGAGTTATGTTCCTTAAAAGAATTGCTAGGGTATTTTACTTCTAATATTAATATTGTAATGAAACCAACTGTATTAAATTACGATGGCTTAGAAGTTGCAGTGATTCCATGGATAAACAATGCAAATTATAAAGAATATACTGATTTTGCTTTAAATTGTAAAGCTGATATTCTTGGTGCTCATTTGGAATTAAAAGGA